CTTCGCAAATAAGTTCCTTACTTCTGTATAATCCAATTTCATCATCCAGAACTCTGCCTCTGAATATCGTCTTTTTATTTTTTGATACTGTCACAATACTCTGCATCTTCTTCGGCAAATCATACAATCTATGCTTAAAGGGAATTTTGACTGTCAAACATCCAGCTTTATTAATCCGGCTCTTTAAGTTCCCTTCCAGTATCTCATAACCCGGCAAGCCATTTCGAAAGAACAATTTCTCATCTATTCGAATTTCGTACATTATAGTCCCGCCTCCTGATACTCAAATGTAATCTCCCCACTACCACTTACATAAACCAGATTTTCTCCGGCATACAATATCAGGTCTGCATTTTGCGATTTCCCCTCTGCAACTGCAACTGCCGCATCATCAATAATCAAGTTTACAGATCCCCTTGCAATTAAATCAGGGATAACAGGACGTTTCAGGTTGGATAATAATACTGCCTGTACTCCGTCCACAGTAACCGTCTGTGTTGTTGTTCTCCATTTACACCTGTACGGGTCTAATGTTCCTTTAAAAACAACTGTGCCGATTACATCATTTGTCTTGGATGGATCCAGCTCAAGCCTTCCTCTGTAATAAAACTCCGGATCATCGTCCAAAGTTATTCGTACAATATTTCCATGCACCATATTGGCAATCTCAGAGAGTGTTTTGTTCCACTCTCTGTATTCTCCAATATAATCAAATTCCAGCTTTACTTTTTCTCTATTTTTGTAATATACCCGCCCAAAACCTTCCGTCATATCCAGTGATCCATCTCTCCCAGATATATCTACATATTTTGTTTTTACTGCAGGCATCGGGATTACAAGCTTAGAGAGCAACAGGGACCATTCTTTGCTGCTCGCACGTTTTCCGAAATCATCTTCTACATCAAAGATTACTTCTGCATATCCATTCATCAAAGAACCCCCCTGTCTCTCAAATCCGAAGTATCATCCATGCCTTCATCCACATACTGCGTAATGATTCCTCCGACCGTTTTGCCGTCCATTGTTATGCTCATTCCATTTAGGGCTTTCGCCTGTTCTTCTGCCAGACGCTCATAATCAATTTCCTGCTCACTATTGATTGCTTGTAAAGCAATCACATCTTTCTCTCTGGCAGCTTCCTGCTCCATGCCTCCAGTTAAATGCCAGGATAGATTGATGGACTGTTCCTTCATTTGCTCTACTATACTGCTTGCATCAAAATCAGTTCCCGACTTTGCCTGTTTATAGAATTCTTGACTTGCGATAGACGCAGTACCTGAGGCCGCACGTCCAATATCATCCTGATTATTAAGAATACCGATTTCAATACCCTCTGACCAGTCGGAACCATCTTCGATTGCAATTCTTGATGGTGAATGAATCTGGGCAGTTGCGCGGAAAGCCGAAATAGCAGCTGATGCAGATTTAGAAGCAGCCGATCTTACAGAAGGAATTCCTGCCTCGATACCTGCTGCCACTCCAGCACTTAACGCATAACCGCTCGACCACGCAGCGGAGTCCTGTCTATTAATAGCTGACGTATATTTCTGTGCCAGTTTTGACGCTGTTCCTGCAGTATCAGCCACTCCTAATCCAAGATTTAAAGCTACACTAACTGCAGTTCCGGCCACTCCAGCAAGAATTGTTCCTCCCGTGAAAATCCCTAAAAGACTTCCTAAAAGACTATTTCCGGTACTGCCTACATCAGCTGATCCAAGTCCTGTGTCTGTCGCATCCGAAACAGTCTCACCTGCCAACTGCGCATCCTCTACAGTATTTTCTACTGCACTGATATATGCCGCAGCTTCCTGATTTCCGACTGCCGCAGTGTCTGCTGAACCCAGTCCCTCAGCTGCAGCCGTGGATACTTCTGCACTACCTTCAGCAGCAATTCCGGTCATATTATTAAAACCGGTCTGCAAGTCAATCTGCATATCTGCGATTTCAATCGATGTATTTTCTTTCAACAAAAGATTTTCTTTATACACAGAATTCAGAGTTGTAATGGCATTTTTTACATCTTCTTCGCTCCCCGTTGTAATCGCTTCCGCAAATGCCTGTATCTGCGCATATCCTTCTGGACCAAGTTTCGCAAGTTCAGTCAGTAAGCCTTCCTCAACACCGGCTTTACTGAGAATCTTCATATTCTCAGCCCAGTTTCTCATCGCTTCATTCTGCGACTCCAGTCCTGCGATTGCTTCTGAAATGGATATTGCAGTACCTGCAGTGTATGTATCAAATAGCCCTAACTGCCCCTCAATACTGCTCTTTGCTGCATCATACGCATCTATCCAGCTGTCCTGCAGTTCTTCCCATGCTTCTGCAGTTTCTTCAGATACCAAAACTGCCACATCACCATAAGAGATCAGTTCGGTCGCCAGTTCATTTACCTTACTAGCCGCTTCTAACAGAGTATCGGACATTCCAGAAACACTTTCACCCGTCTGCTCGCTGACCTCTCCGGCATCTTCTGTCGCTTCGGAATATCCTTCTGTCGCCTCTGTCGTCAGACCATACTGCTCCATCGCATATTCCATTTCTTTTTCATATTCAGCAATTGCATTTTCACAATCATACACCGTCTGAGATGCTTCATCATACGCTCCCTGCAATTCCAGAATTCCCGCTGCCGCATCGCTAGCTGCCGCATCCTGCATCCACATCTGATTTAGCGCCGAGGTAGAATTATCTTCAAATTCCGGATATTCTTCGTTCAGTTTTTCAAGCCTTTGATTATAGTCATCCCAAGCGGACTGATTCTCTACAATGGCATCACCCAGATCACGCTCTGCACTCACCTGAAGAGTTACTGCATCTGCATACGCACTCATCAATTCTGTATAGCGCTCCTGATAAGCCTGCTGGATAGCCTGTTTCTTGTATGCCTCTGTTAAAAGATCTACTTCTTCTCGGGTCTTATTCAAAAAACCAGTCTGCTCATCAATCGCCAGATTCATATCCGGAATCAATTCATTCAACTTACGAACGATGCCTTCCATTTCCATCTGTTCTGTTGCTGTCTTATCTGTCTTCTCATTCAAATTGTACAGGCGATCTGCTAAACGCTGCGCTACTACGGAATTACCTTCAATGGCATCTTTGCTATTTTTAAATGCAGTCTCTCCATCCTGCATTTTTACATGAAGCCCCTCTACCTTTTCTCTGGTCGTATCTGCCTTGTCTGCCAAATCTGTATAAGCATCACTCACATCTGTATATGTAGCTGCTGCAATCGTCAATCCAGCCGCCAACCCTGTAATTCCCGCAATCATTACTCCTGCCGGGTTGAGGTTCATTGCAAGATTTAACGCTGCCTGTCCGATTGCTGCTCCTTCTGTTGCCACTTTATAGGCAATCCACGCTGCTCCAATACCACCAACAACACCAATAACTAATTCGCTGTTGTCAATCACCCATCCTGCAGTCTGTATTACTCCTGCTGCAGCATCTTCTGCTATATCAATAGCTCCCTCTGCAACATCTCCAACAACCTCTCCAATTGATTCTACGGCCTCTGCCAGATCTCCATCATTCACCCGCTCTGTTATCCGATCGATAGCATCTGTTGCAGACACTGCAGCACTGCTCAATGGTGATTCGAGATAATCGTATACAGTAATTCCAAATGTCTCCAGAGATCCGGTCATTGCCTCATACTTGCTTGCCAGATTATCCTGCATGGTCGCTGCCATATCAGCTGCTGCACCATCACAATTCTGATATGCAATCGTTAGTGCTTCTACATCATCAGAGCCTGCTTCCATCAATGCCAACATACCAGATAGAGACTCCTGGCCAAACAATGTAATAAGTGCCTGATTTCTCTGCTCATCTGTCAGGTCTCCCATACTCTCTTCTAGCATTGCAGTCATCTCTGTTAAAGACAACATCTGACCGTTACTGTCGTAGAAAGACAAATTCAGATTGTCCATACACTGCAGCATTTTATCAGTTGGATTCGCCAAACGGCTCAAGGCACCTCTTAATGAGGTTCCAGCCTGTCCACCCTTAATTCCAGCATTTGCCATAATTCCGATGCTGGCCGCCACTTCCTCCATAGAAAGTCCCATCGCATTTGCAACAGGCGCAACATATTTCATAGCTTCGCCAGTATCTGCAACGGCAGCATTTGTATCTGCAGCATTTTTCGCAAGAACATCTGCTACATGAGCCGCCTGATCTGCTTCCAGACCAAAACCTCTTAAAGTAGAAGCTGCAATATCAGCACTAGTTGCCAAATCTTCACCGGAAGATGCCGCCAGATCAAGCATACCTGGCATGGCCTCCATAATCTCTTCCACTGTAAAACCAGCCGATGCAAGATTCTCCATACCTTCTGCAGCTTCCTGAGCAGAAAAAGCTGTTTCGGCACCCAGTTCTTTGGCCTGTTCTGTCAACGCTTCAAACTCTGAATCCGTTGCATTTGAAATTGCTTTAACACGGGACATCTGCTTTTCAAATTGGCTTCCAATATCAACAGAATATGTTCCTACTTTCACAGCTGCCGCTGATACAGTCGCTGTTGTTACTGCAACTGCTGCAGACACAGCTTTTTTGATAGAATCAAGTCCTTTTGACGCGCCACTCTCATCTATCGTCGTTCCAATCTTGACGGTGCCATCATAAGCCACTCCACTCACCTCCCTGCATCTTTATATCTCTGATTCACATACGCAATCATCGCACGATTTCTTTCTGCAAGTGTCATACAGTCTTCCGTGCACACTTCATCTTCAAGCTTGTACAATTCTTTCATCTTCTGAATGAACTTTTTCTGTTCTTTTCCCATGCCTCTTGTATCTGCCGTACGATAATACATGATCTTGCATATCCGACATTTCTCCGGCAAACATTCCAGCATAGCTGAAAATTCCCACCAATGAAGCTTCACCGCCGAATCCGTCAACCTGATACCATATATCGAGAAAAAGTCTGCAAAAATGTACTTGGAATCTTTCTCATAATCCAATGCACGATTTGCTTTTTTACGAAGTTTTTTTGCTGCCGTTTTCTTTTTGGGCATCTCTCCACATCTCTGAAACCAAATCATCTGCTTTGCAGCTTCTCCCGCATCCTCGGGAATGTTCTCTCTGTAGAACACGTCCAATGCCTGCACCATCTTTTCCTGATCATTCAGTTCCCTGTCATGCATCAGCATGTCGATTAACAACATGGCCCGGAATCCGGAATTAACCGGATATTCCCGACCATTCACAACAACACTTTCCGGCAGATCTTCGATCAGCCAGTTCATTTTACTTTTTCCTTCAGCTTAATATACTTGGATGCACGCTTGATGTGCTGCTCCTGAAATTCCTTTTTCTGCCGGTCTACTTCATCCATGAAATCATAATATGCTTCCTCAGCAACCCCAAGATCATCACATCCTTCCAACAAATCCTTTCCTGTTGCTGTATGGATGTACTCACGGAATACATTGATGGTTGTCTTTACATTTGGCCCCCAGCCAGCCTCAGCAGCCTTTTCCATTTCTTCGGAACGTTCTCTCAGACGATCTGTAGCCTTAGTCAGACGTTCTGCATCTGCTGCTCTTGTGTAACGAAAATCAATATCAGTTCCACGCAATTTCATTTCCTGGATCCTCCTAACGCTGTTTATTCCTCATTACCAGTTTCATCTGCCGTCTCCGTTTCTGTATTCTCACTTGCAGCCGCTGCTGCAGATGCACTGTATGCATACTCAACCGGCTCAGCACCATTTTTCTTAAATTCGATATCAATTCCTGCAGACTCACCTGCACCACCGGAAGATTCACTATTTACAATAATGGAAACCTGACCCTTCTCTCCTTTGCCTGTAAGGATATCGAAATATACATAATCAGTCACACATGCGCTACCTCTTCCATACTTTACCTTATGACTCAGGCAATAGTCCTGTGCCGGATCACCAACATAACGGTCACCGGTTGCTTTAAAAGTTCTCTGAGTACCGGTCTTCATGGTTGACTGTCCCGCACGGATGTACTTCTTATCTACAGTAATCGGATTCATATTGGCATCCAGTCCGGCAATACCCATTTCCACAACTTCATATTCAGAAACGTCCGTTTCTTCACCCGGTGTGGTATTAATTGCAAACACATAATCATCATTAGTTACCCATCCGGTATAATTTGCATCCGGTGTCTTATTTGCCATTAACTCTGATAACTTCATTACTTGTCCTACCTTTCTTTTTCAAAATAAATGACCCTGCACTGGATCATGTACCGTGCAAGGCCTTCCATCATATTCGCTCCTGCCAGATTTGGCATATTCTGCAGATTCTCCATCTTTTTTATCTGGCAGTTCTCTGGAAATTGAGGATATATTTTTTTACGATTCTGTCCTTCGAGCCAGTTCATGAACGCCTGTGCAAAATTCATTGCTTCTAAATTTAGGTCATCTGCATATGTTGAGTATTCTTTGTTGATAATAATCGTGAATCCGTATTCTTTTTCGCTGCCACGGACATACCGCTTCCTGATTCTATCAGAATAGTTCGTAACGAAAGAAATAGAATTCTTCGATTCTGGAGAAACATTAAAATGCAGTATCTTACCTGCCAGCTGCGCCACTTTCTCTTCAAAATACTGCTTCATCGCATCATGTTTTGTCATGGCACCCTCCTGTTCAAATATTTCTGGTAAGCCGCTGCAAGCTCCCCTTTATGTGCTATCATTGCAGCCTTGTCCCATTCCGATGTTGCCAGAGGATGGCGGAACGTACTATGTTTTAAAGATTTATCTGTTGGTTTCTTCGCTACTCCTGGACGCGACCAGAACAATCCCTCTCCGTTTGTATACGCTCCAACGCCCGTTACCGGATCCACATAAAGCTTGCCTTTGTACTGATAATGCGCATAAGGAGATGTATAATGCACAACGCCAAAATCACCTTCGACGTACATATTGACATTCTGAGCCAATACCAGTTTATCTGCAGGTACATACGGATCCATCAGTCGCTGTGCTTCACTGGCAAGAAATAAGAGGCCATCCGGGATACCAGCAGCCTCTCTCGCAATCTCTTCCTTGCTCTTATTCCAGTGAATATCCATCTCAAACTTCATGTTTACCCCCCAATCCGATAATGCTTATCCACAAAATGAGATGTATTATCCGAAAACGCTGTAACAGCAAATGCCTCCGGCTTATATTTACGCAATAACTGCGTTGCTGTCTGTCCTAGCTCTGCAGATATTTCTTCTGCACATTCGCCCTTAATGATGATATCACCATCAGTTATCGTAAAGAAATCATTTTTCTGTTCTTCAGGAAGGATGGACCATTCAACATACTTTTTATACGCTTTCTTTCCCGGTATCCGGACTGTATAGGAATTCTTCTGTTCAACATGCAGCATGGTATCTGCTCTGGCTCCCTGTACAGCTGTCAGACGAGAGGTAAAAAAGCACTCGTTCAACACATGTCTATACCAGTGTTCTTTTCGATCTGGACTGTCGGATGCCTGCAGGCGATTATAAATGGTTATCGTATGCACATAATTAGGATTCATGACGTTCCTCCTTATATCTGCCCTGAAACAACAGGCCTGTATCTGCCAGATAATCCCTGATAATAGAACGAATCTTTTTGTTTTTCTCCTGCTCTGTGTATGAAGCAATATCAAACGTTCCGCTCTGTCCGTCATTACTGTAAGATACCCGGCCTGCCATCTGCTCTTTTTGCTGATCACAGGAATGCATATATTCTGCAAGCTCACAGCAACACTGTTTTACTGCTTCCGTAACATCCCATCCCGCTGTAAGTCTTCCGTATGTATACCGGTCAA